GACCATATCTGGAGTAAAGTTCTTCTTCAGCTTCAACTCATTCAATAGATGACGGAAGTGGGCAGAGCCAGCACTTGCTGTCGGGAACTCTTTTACGATCAGTTTACCAGTTGTCTTGTCTTTGACCTTCTGCACTCTCTTCATAAACACATCTTTGGGCATATCTTGTAGACTGTCCATCGTTGTGTTCATTAGATTAGCATCAATACGCTCTGATATCTTCTCTTCTGCCATTTCCATTGTAATGTAAAGAACATTCTTACCTGCCATAAGATTGGCAGATGCACAATGAGTCATAAACAGAGTCTTACCAACACCAGTACCAGCAAGTGCAATACTTAGAGACTTGCGTGACAAACCACCCTTAGTGATCTTATTGAACAAGTCTAGATCAAATCCAATCTTATCTTCTTTCGTGTGATAGAAGTCAAATCGATCTTCGGGCTGTTCTAGAAAGTCATGACCAATCGCTTGATCAAAAGACACACCAAGTGCATTACTCAGCAACTCTGGAATAGAACCTTTGTCAAGGTCTTTGTGTTGACCATCAAGAACAAGAATAGATTCACGAACAGCATTGTAGATGGCTTTGTCTTGGCAGAACTTCTCTGTCTTATCAACAAGCCATTCAATGTCAGTCTTCTCATCATAATCTAAAGCGGTAATGATCTGCGATATTGATTGATACTGATCATCACTAATGTTAGACTTCTCTTCAATAGAGATACGAAGTGCCTCTTTCGTAGGCACTCCATTGTAGTCAGATATATAACTTACAATTGACTTGTAGACACTTTTCTCAGAGAAGTCATCGAAATAATCATCACTGAGAAAAGGCACAACTCTTCGCATATAATCTTCATTATGTAACAATCCTGATAGAATCGTTTGCTCAAGCATCTGCGATTGTCTCCAAGTTAGGCACTTGCGAATCGTCATCGATCAATGACTTTGTTGCCATTGTGTAGCTGTCTCGAATGTAAGTAGCTAGATCAGTCTCTTTAAACATCATAAGCCAGAACTCTTTGTTATCTACAATCTCTTTGGCTCGCATCATCTTATCGCACTTAACTTCACCAGTCTTTGGATCGACTGCTTCGTACCAACCAACTTTTGGTTTGACGATATAACCACCTGCTTCAGCGACATCCATTAGACCAGACCACTTCGAGATACCACCTTCGAATGTCACAGTTACTGGAATCTTCGCTTTCTCACGAACATGGCGAGACTTCTCGATATTGATGATAAAGTGATAACCTTTGATCTCTTTATCGACTTTCTCTTGTTGACGACCAATGATCCAGATAGCATCTGCTGAATAGTAAGCACCAGTACCACCAGATACGATATCTTTTGGATATAGACCAATCTCTTTGTATGTGTGATTCACAGCAACAAGAGGGATATCTTTTAGATTCAAGTGTGGCGTAATCATTCTGAACAGCGACTTCATCTGTTTAGCACGAGACATATCAGCAACTGATTTACCAGACATAGCATCGTCTACTTCTTTCTTAGAAGCAAGGTTACCAATAGAATCGATAATGATAACGACTTTATCTTTAGCTGTCAGACCTTCAAGCTGTTGCATGATATCAAACTTCAACTGCTCTACGTCAGTGATTGGCGTATGGATAACTTGATCCATGTTAACACCGAAAGACTCAAAGTAAGCCTGAGGTGTACCAAACTCTGAATCATAGAATAACACCACAGCATCGGGATGTTTCTTCTGATAAGCGGCTGCCATAAGCAATGCGAACGCAGACTTAAAGTGTTTTGATGGACCCGCTAACATGAGTAGACCGGGTGATAATCCACCATCGATCTTGCCAGATAGTGCAACATTTACCATAGGGACAGATGTTGGCGCCATCTCTTTCACACCAAACACTTTCGACTCTGATATAGAGGAAGTGAGTTTGATGGTAGAGTTCTTGGCAAGTTTTTCCATTAATGATGACATAATTTATTCTCCAAATTCAATTCTATATTATACTTCACTGCGCTATTATAACACTACTTGTTGTAAATGTCAAACAATTTCTTCTCAAACTCTTCAATCTTTGCTGTACGATTAGGCCAGAGAATATATTCCTTTTCGGGATTTTTCTTGAGGTTGTTAAGCAGTGGGATAACAGAGTTGTATAAATCATCTAGTTTACCCTGTGCATCCTCTGCTGTGTGATTCAGATCAGTTAGATCCGATTGTGCTTTTTGAACTATCTCCAGTTCGGTTTCGTCAACGGCAGTGAAGCCGAAATCAAATATATCTGACATTTTTTTCTCCTATTTGTCTTCTAAATCTTTTTTCATGTTGGCGACTAGTAGATACTCTTCTCTGAGATATTCTTGATTCTCATCGAGCCATTTCTCTACTGATGTTTGCTTTTCGCCATAACTGTCTCTCTCATACATTGCTTCATAATACTTTCGTTTAGCAAAATCCTCAAATGAGGGTATGATCATTTTCATGTAAAAAATCCTTCGAGTGAATTTATATATTCAAGTTCCCAATTGATGGCATCTGATACCAACTTCAGTGGGTCTTTGAATGTCTTGTTGAATTGCATCTCATAGTCAATGTGATCGTGTAAACCAAACTCTTTTGGTAAGAATGGATTGAATGAGATGACATTTTCCATAACTGGGTTAGGCATCTTTAGATAACAGAACTTCACTTTCGATCCATTCTTGATACCTTCACTAGAAAGATTCAATTTCTCTATCTGCTTGTTACCCACAAGTGCGCCACGAACATGAATCGGAGTACCTTTCTTATATACAGTGTATTTATCTTTCCACTTCTCTATGTCACTGACACTTCGGGGGAAAGACACATCTTCTGGTGGTAGACTCTTGAACTCTTCATAGAAGTCTGCCACGAACTTCTGTAACTCTGCCTCTGTGGAGTTGAGCATCAGCGAGTACGCTTTCTTAAACTTGTCTCTAACGATCTGTGGCGTTGATGACTTAACTGCTTCAATGCCCATCACTTTGAGTTTAGGCTCTGCGTACTGCACACCCTCATTGTTATACACGTTAAGTATATAGCGTTTCTTAGCAGTCCAGATACCTTTGTCTGCGATTGCTTCACGAGCCATGACCATTCGGTTCTCGAATCCATTGAGTCGATCATTCATCTTCTCATAGGACTTAGCAAGCATTGGCACGATCTTTTCTTCACAGGCTTTATCAATGAAACTCACAGGGTCTTTGGGATTGACTGCTTTAACAAGTGGATTCATATCAACATAAAGCGAATCAGTATCAATTGCGATTACATAATCTTCATCTGACTTGAGCATCTTGTTGAGATACTCGTTCATGGCTTTCTCAGCCCACTTGATTGATAACTGACCAGACAATGTAATGCCTTCTGCAATTCTCAAATCAAAGTATCGGAAGTATTGATTACCTAATGCGCCATAAAGCGAGTTGAGCAAAATCTTTACAGCTTGCTGAGTGTTATCCAGTCTATTGATCTCTCTATCGAGATCAGCAGTCTTATCTTTCTCATAATCCTGCTTTAGCTTTATCATATCACGCTTAACTGTTTTACGCTCGTTATACAAACCAATAATTATCTCGGGCAACATACCACGCTTGTCTTTACTATACATTGAACCATTTGCGGCAACAGATACATCCATTGCTCTCGCTTCTTCTGTCAGATCGTTTTCGAGATAATGACCCACTCCGCTTGCAGTAAAGTCACCACCACCATTGAGCAGAGTCTCGGGCGACATATTGTACTGGACAATCAGGTTTGGATAAAGAGAGTTCAAATCGAATGAAGTAACCCATTCACTCATACCAACTCGTGGCTCTTTCACATAACCACCGGGATACGAATCTTTGTGCTTGTGTTCTGTTGGTGGAACTGCAATCTGTCGTGCATACAGATAACGATAGATGATTGAATCCCAAATACCAGTTGTACCAAAAGTCTCGCTATAGTTCACTCCACCCTTGTACGCAATAATCAATGCCAAATCCATCAGACCAGTTTGCTTGTCGATCTTGTCAACTAACTGAACATCTTTTATGTTGTAGTCAATGAACTTCTGATGATCTGCCTTATACAGGTCGAATAGAGAACCATGCTCTTCATAAGATAACTTCTTCTCACCAAGAACAACTGACGATATGTGATCTAGAGAATACGAGGCTTGATTACCATAAGTGTAACCGAACTTCTGAAACAGATCATAGTAGTCTACTTGCTGAACACCATACAGTTCGTAAGCATCCATACTCTTACCTTTGATAGCAATCTGGCGATACTTCGTGATACCAAATGGCGAGAACTTCTTGACAGTCTCTTTACCGAGAATGTTTTCTGTTCGCTTGACGAGATATGGAATATCAAATAGTCGAATGTTCCATCCAGTAATGATATCTGGACAGTTGTGTAACCAATGATTTAGAAATTTAAGGATTAGATCAGACTCGCCTGCACATTGTACATAGACGACTTCAGCACCATCTAGATCGAGTTCTGTCTTAGATACGTCATAGTCACCACAAGCCCACACATAATATGCGTTGAGTTTACTGCTCTTGTAGCAGATAGATGTGACTGGATACTTCGCTACATCTGGCTCTGGAAATCCATCATCAGACTGTACTTCGATATCAATGTTACCAACCTCGATGTTCTTGAGATCATACTCAATAAGACCTGGGTGCTTTTCGTTGATAAACTGAGCAACAAAGTTTCCATTGCCATGAACTTTAAAGTTGTCGATATCTTTATACTTCTTGATGAAGTCATTTGCTTCAGACATCGTATCTAGGCGCATTGGCTCAACAGGTTGACCATTGAGCGTTTTCCAACCAGACGTTGCTTTCTGTGAAGCAAGATACATCGTTGGTGCAAATGGCACTCGTGCTTTCACAGGATTGCCTTGCTTATCATAACCACGATACAGCATATTATTGCCGTATCGATTCACACAAGTATAAAAACTCAAATTACTACTCCAAATAAAAATTGCATAATATAAGAAACATTGTACACTATAAGAAACACTTTGTCAATCAATTGCTCAATATATAAGACATTAGTCGTCTCTCTCGCCAACACCATAGTCAATCACGACTGGAAATCTAGGTATTCCATCTGGCGTTAGATCAAAGTATCGTAGCGTTGCCCAAGTTGGGGTCTCTTGTGATTCCCATAGTTTGCTCAACTGATCTTGATTACCACGAACACCTGCACCAACTTCTCGACCATCTGCTAATCGTAGAATGAACCGTTTGGTATGACCAGACCAGTTGCCTTGACCTTCTTCCATTGATACGACTTCAAACTCTTCTGTGATAAACTCTTTTCTCTTGAGTAGATACTTAGATCGTTTGTTTTCATACTTCTCATCAAGTCGAACCATTTGCCCTTCGTAACCATCAGCAGTGTATGCTGAGTATAGTGCATCCAACTCATCTTGATCTTTGTAGAATGTAGTAGGCACTAAATGTAAATACTTGTCAAAGAATCTAGGTCTAGTAGACTCCATCTTTAGGCGTTCGCTTCTTAAAAAGAAAGTGGTATCAGGCTCATTACTATCATAAACATCATAAACGTGATATTGTACCAAACGCTTAGATTCTTCGATACCTTGATCTGACAGCTTAGTCTTTCTAACTAAACTAACAATCTTGTTGAAATCTTCTTTCAATTCATGATTGTATAATTCACCATCTAATGTAATAGCGGGATTGAGTGCTACGACATCTTTAATCTCATCCCAGATATGTGGACAACTATTGATAGGCTTACCGCTTCGTGTCCATAATCCCTTTGAGTTTGCTATACAGCGAATACCATCTAACTTTGGCTGACAATAACCAGAAGTCGGCTTTACTTTGACTTTTGTGTAGTCGCCAGCAAGCATAGGCTCAAACTTGTCGTATGAGTCTATTTCAGATATGTTTATAAAATATTCTTTTTCAATACGCTTATCCCAGAGAGCCTTTGCTTCTGCTTGGGCTTGGGTGTAAGCGGTAGTACTGTTGATCTTGCCAACATTCTTGGCTTCGCTGATATTCCATTCACTTGTGACTTTCTTGCCATCTTTGAGACCAGCAATTGTTCTTGTACCTGCATAGTCATCATTAGAATATCCAACTTCGATACACCAAATTCGTACTTTGCCCTTACTGTCACGTTTATACAACTCAGGTAAATCTTCAATAAAATTCATAGTGTAGACCTCTTCAGTAATGTGTCATTATAACACAAGTTATGAGGGTTTGTCAAGAATATCTTGACGGTTGTTATGTATCCTTAATCTAAGAGATACTAATTAGACTGTAAGCGATTACATATGTGCTTACTGCTAACATTAATAAAGTCGAAACTAGTTCACAAAAGAACCCATCGCAACTCTTAGCCTTAAGGTAAGAGAGTGCTTTTTTCACTTTTACTATTGCTCCTGTTATGGTCGTGCGTGTTTAATTGGATGAGCCACAATGCGTGACTCATCCCCTGTGTTACATTTTACTTCTGGTTTTTACTCTGCTAGAAATTCTTTACTATCATCTTCAGTCGTGAAGTGTGAATGAAACGATTTGAAATCTCCATTGATCTCAACTTTCTTCGGCTTCTCTTCTTCTGGAATGATATTCTCTAAGTAAACACTTAGTATCCCATCTTTGAATGTTGCACCACATACTACAATAGTCTCAACAAGAGTGAACTTACGGGTGAATGCTCTTGCGGCAATGCCTTTATGAACATACTGTCTATCATCTTCTTGTTGACCAGAGTTACCTTGAATGGTTAAAACTCCATCTTCTAACTCAATATCAATGTCTGCTTCTTTGAATCCCGCTAGTGCGAGTTCGATTGTGTAGAAGTAGTCATCATTTATTGTAATATTATAGGGCGGGTATGAAGTTTGTGATTGTGGAGAATGTGTTAGTTCTGCCATTCTATCAAAAATTCTATCAAACCCTAGTGTATTCAAAGGATCATACTTTGTTGTTTGCAAATAAGTCATATTTGACCTCCATTGTTATGCAAGGTTAAGTTATGTAAGACCCTTATCAGGCATCTTACAGTGTTATTTATACAAACTAAGTCATGATTTATGACAATAATGTTACTTTTTTGCATTACTTTTATGCATATTACACATAACTGTAACGTATATTCACACTATTGCCACTCTTCCCAACATTGAGTAACAGTCTTGTAGTCAATGATTACTTTCTCTCGCTTACGCTGTCCTGCCGAATCAGCACCCATAAGTGCTCCAACTACAGTCATAGCATCATTACCACTACCACCACCAAATTGATTGCCTATTGCTCCACCGATCAGAAGACCAGTAAACACTTCTCCGCTTGATGCTGGTCGTTCAATCATCCCATAGACAGGAATCTGAACTTCTTCACATACTTGAACTTTCTTTAAAAGTTTAGCAGGACTTTGATCATATGCACTCGTTGAGCAACTTGCTAATAGACCCAGTCCTAATGTTAAGATTAATATATTTTTCATATTACACTCCCATCAATACAGTAATTAAAAATGCTACACAGATTGTCATCGCAATTACGATAGGTATAAATGCTTTCATGTTATACTCCTGTTGATCCGAAGCCACCGCTTCTGTCTGTTTTCTGAACAGGCTTAACGCCTACAATTTTAAAGTCAATTCTCTTAGGAATATTCACGATCTCGCCCTGAGCGATTCTCATTCCGTCACGAATCTCCATTGGATTTCTTGATAGATTAGCAAGCATTACATACGACTGCTCAACATAATCTGCATCAACGATGCCCTCACAGTTTGCTACAGTCACTCCTTGTTTCCAAGCAAGACCCGATCTAGGATGTATTCTAAGTGATTGATTTTCATCCAGATCAAAAATTAGCCCAGTAGGAACTAGACATCTTTCGCCTGCATAAAGAGGAATAAATCCACTTGTGAGTTTTCGCCGCTTTGTTGAAATGTTTGATGCGCCCATAACGGTCACTTCGTCTTGCTCTCGAATCGATGCACATAGATCGAAACAGGCTGACCATTCAGTGCCATAGATTGGCAAATGGGCTTCATCAAATAGTTTATAGATTTTTAAATGTTGATTCAATTGCGTGATACTATCACTCATTATATAAGTTTCCTTTTATCGTTTTTTACCTATGCTGT